TCAGCACACAGGAAATTGACAACCTGCTCCTGACCTACACAGAGGCACAGCTGGTGCGCGTGCAACTCGAAGCACGCAACGACAAAAACCACCAGCACCTCTACGTCCATCTTCCAGATCGCACCGTGGTCTATGACGCATCCGCATCCGAGGCACTTGGCGATCAGGTCTGGTTTACCCTCACCAGCACGGTGGTTGGTTTCAGCCAGTACCGCGCACGCAACATGGTCTGGATCTACGACAAGTGGCTTGTGGGCGATCCGCAAAGCAGCGCCATCGGCTATCTGGTGCAAGACACTGGACACCATTGGGGCCAGCAAGTGCGCTGGGAATTCGGAACGCTCATCGCCTATAACGAAGGCAACGGCGCGATCTTCAACCGCTTGGAGCTTGTCAGTTTGACCGGAAGCGTGGAGCTTGGCACCAACCCACAGATCAGCACCAGCTACAGCGTCAACGGCATCTCATGGAGTCAAGATCGCAGCATCGCAGTCGGAACTATAGGAAACACAGCCAAGCGCCTCGCATGGTTTCAACAGGGCCACATGCGTAACTGGCGCATCCAGCGTTTCCGTGGTGACAGCGACGCGCACATCTCCTTCGCACGCCTTGAGGCACAGATCGAGGCGTTGGCATACTGATGGCAACAGCACCAACATCCCGCAGGCTCAATCTCACGCGAGATCAGCTTGCCACTTTCCTGACCGACCAGCAGCAGATCAGGCAGTTCGAGCTGTTGTTTGCAACAGTCGATCAGATCCAGGTCATCACGGGAACTGATTTCGAGTACCAAGCAGACAATGCGGCAGCCACCGCAAACGAAGCGCTTGCATCCCTCAGCGCACTGGCTCAAGACACGGCAGTGACAAATGCGGCACTTGAGGCCAAGATTCAGCAGGCACTCGACGCCATTCCCCGCCTGGCCCAGGCCTTAGAGTTGCTTGCAGCCGCACCAGTCATCGAGAACAACAACTCGGTGGTGACCGATTACATCGACTTCAACACCACCACGCCATCGCCTGCCGTGAAGGTTGGACGACTGCATTGGAATGGCGGCTACACCCTTAACCTAGAAATGACGCCCAACGTCAACCAGGCCATCGGTGAGTCGCAGTATTACTACATCAAAGCATCGGCAGCCATTGCCAAGGGCGAATTGGTCATGTTCGATGGCTCTGTCGGGGCATCTGGCGTGCTCAAGGGCAAGCCCTCCACAGGCCTGACCAATGGCCAGCTTGTCATGGGGGTTGCAGCCGAGGCCATCGCCAACAACGGCTTTGGCCTGGTCTCCAGCTTTGGTCTGGTGCGTGGCTTCAACACCACAGGCACACCCTATGGCGAGACATGGGCAGACGGCGACATCCTGTACTACAACCCATCATTTGCTGGCGGCCTGACAAAGAATATTCCAGCAGCTCCAACCCCTCATGTGGTGGTTGCAGCCGTGGTCAATGCGGCCACAGCAGGCTCTGGCTCCGTCTTTGTTCGAGTCCAGGCCGAGCCGCTGGTCGGACAGCTCTCCGATGTGTTTGCACCCACACCAGCCACAGGAGATGTGCTGGTTTACGATGGCGTTCAACAACGATGGGAAAGCGGACCGATTCCCACCAGCTCTTTGCCAGCCTCCGTCCAATCTAACCTGGTGCTCACATGGCTTTCGATGTAATCACACCTACCAAACTGGGCCAAGCGGCCATCACGACCAGCGTTACCACGCTGTACACCGTACCGGCCAGCACTCGCGCCCTGCTCAAAGAGTTCAGCATCGCCAACACCACAGGCGCGTCCATCAACGTGCGCGTGTTCCTGGTCCCATCGGCAGGCTCGGCAGGCACTGGCAATGCATTCTTGTACGATGTGGCAGTCCCAGCCAACAACACTTTGCAGTACAACGGCATCGAGGTGCTGAACGCAGGCGACACCATTCAGATTCAGGCAGCATCAGCAGGCCTCACCATCATCGCAAGCGGCGCACAAGCCACATAAGGAGAACCCCATGACCGTATCCATCAAGGTGCTGATCCCAGCAAAGCAGGCCGAGAACAGCCAAACCACGCAGTACACAGCCACCAACTGCAAAGCCATCATCGACAAGTTCACGATCACGAACACCAGCGCAGGCAATGTCACGATCAGTGTCAACTTGGTGACAAGTGGTGGCGCACCAGGGGCAAACAACTTGATCATGGACACCCGCGCCATCGCACCAGATGAGACCTACACCTGCCCCGAGTTGGTCGGCCAGGCTCTTGAACCTGGTGGCTTCATCAGCACCATCGCCAGTGCAGCCACCTCGCTGACCATCCGCGCCTCTGGCCGCGAAATCACTTAAAGGAGAAACAGCATGGACAAATTCATGATGATGCCCAAGGGCTTCATGGGCCTGCCGGTCGAAGAGGAATTCATCACTGCAGCCGAGAACAAGAAGAACACCCAGGTCGTGATCGACGACTGGATGCTCGGCCCAGAAAACCCCAGCAATGAACCAGCAGCCAACAAGGTGTATTGGGTTACGCTTGGCAAGGCCATGCAGGTGGACGAAAAAGAAGCCCGTCGTCGTCGCTGCTCGAACTGCGAGTACTACGACAACAGCACCATGACCCAGGCCAAGATGGAGCGCATCCCGCGCAACGATTGGGACACCGATGCCGGTTTCCGTGGCTACTGCAACAAATTCGACTTCATCTGCCACGACCTGCGCTCCTGCCAAGCTTGGGAAGAGCGCGAATTCGAGATGGATTGAACAGGCCATGCAAATGTGGGACAATCTGGCCGCTGAGTCAACAAAGCCGCCAGCAGCTTGCCCTAAACAGGAGTTGCACATGACTGGTATTGATTGGCTCAAAGAAAACCTGCAAAGGGTTTTCATGCTGCCTGCGCCAGTCGTGGAATGGCTCGTCATGGTCTACGATGCCATTCAGGTGTTTGACGATGTTGCCGACGGCGACACAGTTGAGCGCAAAGACTTGAATGCCGCCATCTGGAACACGCTGGTGGGCATCCACCAGAATCCGTTTTTTATTGCCAACAGCCACCACCTTGTGCCATTGCTGGCCACCGCAATCATGAAGTGGCAGGCATCAGACACAGCAGAACGCGCAGGCCAAGCCGACGCCAGATCATTCGTCTGGCGTGCAGGCTTCTACGACCTGATCTTGATGGCCGTTTCACTCACACATGGCCCAGGCTTTGCCACAAAAAATGCTCACCTGGTCATGGACTTGTACGGCGAAAAATTTGAAGACTACATGAAGGAGTTCGGCGATGCCTGATCCAGTAACGGCCCTAGTTGTGGGCGGAACACAAGTCGTTGGCGGCATGATGCAAGCCGACGCAGCAGAAGACGCAGCCAACATTCAAGCTGGTGCAGCAGGCCAAGGCATTGCAGAACAGCGTCGCCAATTTGACGCTTTGCAAGCCCTACTCAAACCATACACAGAGGCAGGCGTGCCAGCACTGGAGCAACAGCAAGCCTTCTTGGGTCTCCGTGGCCCAGAGGAAGAACAAGCGGCGATTGATCGCATAACCAGTGGTGCTGGGTTTCAAGAGTCCTTGCGCCAAGGCGAAGAGGCTTTGCTGCAACGCGCCTCGGCCACAGGCGGCTTGCGCGGCGGCAACATCCAAGGCGCACTGGCGCAGTTTCGTCCTGCACTGCTGAACCAAGCCCTTGAGCAGCAATACAGCCGACTCGGTGGCATGACCACCCTGGGCCAGCGCTCTGCTGCCGGTGTCGGCGCTGCCGGAATGGAAACGGGCACAAACGTGGCCAACTTGCTGTCCCAGCAAGGCGCAGCGCTCGCAGGCGGCGAACTTGGCCAGGCCAAAGCCTACGGCCAGATCCTGAACATGCCAGCGCAATTCCTCGGTATGCAGTACGGCGCAGGCCGAGGCGGATCGACTGCAACACCAGGCTTTGGCAATCTTTTCAGTGACCGTCGCCTGAAGAAAAACATTAAGCAGATCAGCACACGACCCGATGGCTTGAACGTCTACGAGTTCGATTACATCTGGGGCGGTGGCCGTCAAGTTGGCCTCATGGCCCAAGAAGTCCAGACCATTTACCCTGGTGCTGTTTCCGAGTCCGGCGGCTACTTGATGGTCGACTACAGCAAGGTCTAAAAACATGGCACAGATCAATCCATTCCAAGGCCCAATCAACTACGCAGTCGAAGTGCAAAGCCCATTTGAGGCCGCACTTGGGGGCATAAAAGTTGGTGCAGGCATTGCCGAAATGCAGGCTAAACGCGAAGCACAACAAGCAGCGCAACAGGCGCAGACAGAATTGAAGACTCTGTTTACAAATCCAAATGCAACAGCAGCAGACTATGCGCGTGCCACAGCCTTTTTGCCAAAAGATCAAGCCGAAAGCGTGCGCAAATCTTTTGACATGCTCAATGCTGAACAGCAACAGAACTCGCTTCGCGGTGCAGCCCAGGTTTACTCGGCAGTTAAATCTGGTCAACTTGACATTGCAAAAAACTTGCTCAAAGAACAGGCTACTGCACAGCGCAATGCCGGTCGGGAACAAGAAGCCAGAGCGTCTGAACATTCTTTGCAATTGATTGAGCTCAATCCAACTGGCGCACAAACCATTGTTGGCTTGATGACGGCAGCTCTGCCCGGTGGAACACAGTTGCTTGAGAATGTAGACAAGACACTTTCAACAGGACGCGCAGAAGCAGCAGCCCCGGCAGAGTTGCAGAAGAAAATTGCAGATGCCAATGCTGCTGTTGCTGATGCCGAGAAAAAGGTTGCCGAAGCCAAAGACACCCCGGCCCGATTGGCGGCAGAACAAGAGAAACGAATTGCAGACGCAAACAAAGCCAAGGTGGAGGCACAGTTCGCAGGTTCATTAGCGCAGGCCAATCTAAACCTGAACGCTGCACAGATCAAGAAGATCAACAGCGATATCAGCAATGCAGCCGCCAAGCTGAATCTTGATACTCAGACCATGCAGGCCACGGTCGCTGAAAAGCTGTCGAGCATCCAAAAGAACTTGACCGAATTGCCAGCCGACACTCGCAAACTGGTCAACGACTCAGCAGTTGCGGCAGCGGCATCCAAGCAATCCGCAGACCAGTACAACGATTTGGCCAAGCGCCTCGACGCAGCTGGAGGCGGTTTCGGCGCGGCCACCAGCTTCGCGGACTACCTGCGCAAAGCAACTGGCGCACAAAGCCCATTGACCGAATTGCGTCAGGAATACACACGCATTCGCAACTCGGCAGCCATCAAGTCACTTCCCCCAGGCGTGGCCACCGACAAGGACATTGAGCTGGCTTTGAAGGGCATCCCACCAGAAAACGCCAATGCCAGCACCATGGCCAGTTTCTTGCGCGGCATGGCCAAGATGCAAGACATCGAGGCATCCGTGGCCAACGCAAAGACCGACTGGCTGGCCAACAACAACGGCGTGCTGACCCGTGCGCGGAATACCTTCCAAGCTGGCGACTACGCCACCAAGCCGGGCGAGTCCTTCAACGACTTCACGCAGCGCGTCGTGCAAGACGTCAGCAAACGCTACAGCCCAGCCACCCAAAGCCCACTGGTCGAGCAGATCCCCACAGATCGCACCCCACGGCCAGCAGCTCCAGCGGCCAACATCCGATCACAAGCTGACGCAATCCTTGCAGGGGGCCGCTAATGGCAACAGCTGACGAATACGCAGCCTGGATCGTCAAGAATTCCGCCAAGCGCGGAACTCCTGAGTTCGACACAGTGGCGCAGGCCTACCAACTCGCCAAGGCAGAAGAAAACACGGCCACCTTCCAGCAGCAGAACGCACCGCTGCCACAGGAAACAGGCATCGGCCAGCAACTCATTGGCGCTGGCGAGACTGCCTTGACCTTAGGCACGGCGGCCACAGGTGGCACGCTCGGCACGCTGGCCGGAACTCTCCAG